ATGCAGCTCCAGAATTTTTTACCGCTAGTCATCTTGATATTTTTTGTATCTCTTTCATTTTTGTTCTTTCGTTCAAGCTCCGATGACCAGGTGCAAAATCAAGAAAGGGATCTTTATCTTGATGGCGTCAGAGGTCTTGCGGCAATCGCGGTGGTTGCAACTCACTTTTGGAGACTGGCCGCTCAAGGAATAAATTACACATTCGACTTTGCTCTGCGAGAAAACTACGGATCGCTGGCGGTTCAGGTTTTTTTCTGCATAACAGGCTTGCTGTTTTTCGGGCAAATGTATTCAAAATCAGGAGCATTCGACTGGTCAAAATTTTACACTTCCCGATTCCGTCGAATAGTGCCGGCATACATAGCGTACTTCCTACTAAACGTCACTGTGATATGCATGGTCGGCGATTGGTCTGCTTTCAAGACAACACAGATTTATCATCTACTTGATATGGCATTTTTTGGACTGAAAGGCAACGGCAATGATTTTTATGCCTTCGGTATAGAGATAGATCGATTCTTCTCGGTTATCTGGACACTTGCGTATGAAGTCAAGTTCTACCTCGCCTTCCCGCTCATAGTATGGGCATCGTTTACCAAGCACGGTGATAAGCTCGCACTGCCATTTGGTGCGGTGCTCGTGGCCTATGAGCTGATCGTGACTGGAACAACTTTTGCCGGGTATTTCCTCATAGGCGCGCTATCGGCGAAGCACCTTCGCCATCTTCATTTCAATAAAAAAATCCGACTAGGATTTTCGGCGCTATCAGTTATCGCTTTGTATCTTTCTTTGGCATACGACTACAGCCCTTATGGCTGGGAGCGGTACCTGATAACAGCCGCCCTGTTTTCCTCCATCGTGGTAGCACGACCCAAGCTGATGACTCTTCGCCCATTCACCGCTCTCGGCGATATGAGTTACAGCGTCTACCTAGTGCACGCCCCCCTTTTGATGCTGTCTGGCTTTGCACTCAAACATTTGATCGCGAGAGCCCCCGCGTCAGACGCGCAATTTGCTCTCATAACTTTTTGCGCAACAGCCCTTGTTTTTTTCATATCACACCTGAGTTATAGGTACGTCGAGTTACCATTTCTTCGTAAATCACCTTCCAGTAAAGCAACGCTGGCTGGACAGGTTAAGTCATTCTAGATGTGATGGAGATTGTTGGCGGCGGCATATCACTGCCGCCGACAAAACTCTTAAGCGATCACTGCAACCCTCCGAATTACCCCTGCTGTATCCATAATTTCAAAGCATCCGACAATTGGTGCATCAGCATGTGCCGAGTATCCAGGTAGACGAACGTGACCATTTTTCGGTGATAGTTCGATATCAATTATGTTGTCGGCACCTCTCGCCTTCACCAGCACAGGCTGCCCGCTAAGTGCGGCATCTGCTTGAAGAAAGTTCACAGCGCCTACCCCAGTGCTTCCGGCTCTAAGCGCTGTCGCCCCCTGAACAGTAATAACAACACCTTCCGGCCCGTTTGACCCAATACCAAGAGTCGCTCCAGTATTACTTGCGACTGCCGATACTCCGTTTTCATTCACGAGCAGAGCAACCGGCTTCTGCTGCCCAAGGGTGTTACCGGTCCCTACGTAGCTACCAGAAACAACGCCATTACTTTCGCGCTCGACCCCCCAGCGTCCATTGTTGTTCGGCGTCGCACCATTCATGGCAATGAACGATGCACCACGAATCAAGAAGCCAGAACCGATATTCCCCGAAGGGTTTGAATTATGGGCGCGAACAGTGCCTCCGGCGAGCGCGGCAATGCCCGCCTTTCTGCAGCCTGTCGCATACGCCTCTTCACACTCAAGCGTTCCGCCGTACTCTGCCTGAAATCCATAGCCAAGATCGCTATCCACATCAATGGCGTCGTATGCCTTGGCCCTCTTGCAGCCAAGGCGCCCGCCGTCATATGCCCAGTAACCGACATCCCCGGCATTCCTCGACACCGTATCGTCGGCCTGCATCCTGCCGCCGTCACGCGACGCATAGCTGTAGTAGAAGTTATCAACTTCAACATTTGGGCCGACGCGAGCAATGTCTGCACCAAGAGCGAGAATTCCCGTGCCGGCCTTATTTGGTCGGGAAAGACGAAACCCGTCAATTTTCCCGAAGCAGCCTGATGTGCAAGTGAACGCATCAAATGTTGTTCCTGCTACGGGGGCGACCTGGCAGGAAGCCATCGCGGAAACGTTACCAATCAAATCGATTAAGCTATTTTGCGGATGGTTGAGCGATGTTCCCCTTGTGAGAGTAATCACCCCGTCGGCCAGCTTAATAGTTACTTTGGCACCGTTGGCGATGGTTTTTGTTCTAACCCAGTCCATCGCGTCAGCCGGCTCCGCAAACTGACCTGGAACATTGACCGTGAGGTTACCCGCGATCATGTTCCCCACCAGCGCCTGCAACACCGCAGGAATGCCCGCCGAGTCCGTGTAAAGGATGTTCGCGGCGCTGTTTGCGGGCCCCTGGCCTGTCTGCAAAAGACCACCGACATACTGCTGGGTCCATTTCCTGGTGACCGCATCTTGAAGCGCCACCGGATCTGCCAGGTTCGAAACGTTCCGATTTTCCGCGTCGAAGAAATCCTTTCCTGGCTTGCGCGACAAGGCACGCCGAGCGAAGGCAAGCCCCTGTTGGACAAGCATGGTTAGCCTGTCAAAAACATCCTCGTGGGTCTCGGCGAGGAACTTGCCTTGGTTCCTGAGCGAGGTTTGCTGATAGGCAACCATTTCCCTTGAAACAACCAGCTGGCCAGGCCCTGCAAGAGCGGCGACTGTAACGATGCTGCCGCCATCATCATTGCCCGCGCCATGGGCGGTGTAGTTCGTGCCAAGGACAAGTTGCGTGCTGACCCCCTGCGGGTTGATGTAAGTGACAACCAAGTCCTCGTTCGCCAAGAACTTGAAGTAAAACGGGTAGTTCGTGGTTACCCCGTTGGTCACGAACTCAGCGATGCTATCGACTGTGTTTACGGTCACGGCTGTGACTCCTTTCCTGTAGGCAAAAAAAATCCCGCTCAATGGCGGGATTCGGTGGGATGGGTCGGCGTTAGCGGGCTATGCCCAGGGGGTCGATATAGCTTTGCGAGGGTTTAACCAGGAACTTCTGGCCGTTTTCTTGCTGGATACGCTGCTCTGTTCGGCGCAGCGATCCAGGGTTCATTGCCTCTTGAACCGAGTAGAGAAAAAGGTAATCCATGGCGATTCGGCTATAGAACAGGTTCAGGAAAGGTGTGTTGTTCTGGGCCAGGCGAAGAGCCGACGACGCGGCGTCATCACCTGAGCGGATCTTGGCCCACAGGTCGAGAGCGTTAGCGGCGGTGCCCAGCGTCGGTCCAGCCAGTGTTTCCAGCGGTTTATTGCCGAAGCGACTGACCTCGCCGAACATGAAGTCACCCATGATCCCGAAGCCGCCGCCCTGGGTCATCGCGGCAATCCACGTCTTGGGATCATCTGCCGGCCGGGGCTGGCGACCCTTGACCGCATCCTTGGCGGACATGGACAGGTAGCCGAACGCCGTGGTCCACAGCATCAATTGGGCCATGGCCAGGCGCTCGCCGTTGCCGTTACGCAGGGCGGCGATCAGATCCTTACTGCCCCGGTAGCCCTCCCCCAGCGGTGTCGGCGCGTACCCACGCCCGTACAGCTCTCGGCCCAGGGTTTTTTGCATGTACGCGGCGGGGAAACTCTTGAACTGGGTCATGAACCGGTTGAGGTCGCCCATGATCGTTCCCGGCCGGGTTCCTTGGTTCATGATCGAGCGTGTACGGGCGTCCGGCTCCAACACGGCATAACTGACCCGGTCGTTCACGTAGGCGCGCAAGCTACGGTTGAGGCCTTCGCGAGTTTCGCGAATCGCGGCGTCGGAGACGTTGCGGCCCTGCTCAGTCAAATACGCGCTGATGCGATCATCGGCGATACTCGGGATACCGTCCGTGGTCAGGTAATCCCGGCCATCAGCCATCCGGGTATCCATCCCGCGCAACAGATCCCACTTGCCGGCGTCGAGGTCGTACAGCTCAAGCGTGCGGCGAAGGCCGGTATCTATCGTGCCCCAGGCCCTGCCTTTGTTCTGGGCCAAGTTGTGGGCCATCATCAAGCCGGCGCTGGCCTTGTTGGCATCAGTCCACCAGGACAAGCCGTTTAGCTTGAAGAACAGCGACATCCCCCGCGACATCTTCCCGCCCACAGAATCATCGGCAGAAAAGCGCCGCATGATTTCCCCTCGCATCGAATCCCCATAAACCCCAAAGCTCGAAAGAATCTCGCGTTGTTCAAGGCTCCCGCGCCCCTTGGCCAGGCCGGCTGTCATTTCCCCCAGCGAGCCCAGGAAACTTTTTCCCTGGTAGCGCATTTCACTGGCTGCAACCGGCAGGTCGGCGAAGCTGGACAGCAGCGCCCCGCCCAGCTTGGACAGCGACTGCCAGGCCCTGACGTTTGCAGCAACGCGCGCCTGGTTGGCGTTGCCGGGAATCCGTGTGGCGCCGCTGACTTCGGCAAAACGGTTGGCGATCATGTTGCCGCGCGCGGTGTTGAAGTTGGTCAGTGCCTTCGGATCGCCGGACTTGCGCACGTCCTCGGCCAGAATATCCATGGCCATGTTGAGGTTTGCCTCAGGATTGGTACCCAGGCGCCGCATGATCGCGGTGTTCTGTCCGGCCATGTCCAGGCCGCGCAACACGGACTCGCGCAGGTTGCCGGTGCCGAACATCGTGTTGTACTCGTGCCAGGCCACGCCATCCTTGAAGTGGAGGACGCGCTCCTGGCTGACCTTCTTGGCGATATTGGCCGGGCCTTTGAACCCGTTGGGCGCAGAATCGCTGGGCGCCTTGAGGTGATCGCCCGATACCAGGCCGTCATACACCCCGCGTAGGAACTGTGTAGGGTTGGCCACGTCATCGAACGTGCGCTGGTCAAGCCGAGGCAAGATTTCTTCACGCCATTTATCGAACCCAGCAGAACCGATCTTCTCGCCGTCGTGGCTCTGGCGGGCGATGTACCCAGGCAGATTGCCGATGTTGGCGCCGGCGCGGTTCGCATCGATGCGCGCTGCCTCCTGATACCTCTGGATGGTGCGGGCAATGCTCACCACCTGGTCGTTGAGCTTTGAGGTGTCCTGATTGGTGCCGATCTTCCAAAGGGCATCGGCGATATCAACGTCGGAATCCCCCTTGGCGATGATCGCGGTCAGGTCCTGGCGCTCCAGATCGTGGATGAAGCCACCTATATATGCATCGCCCAAGGCCTTCTGTTCAGCAGCAACCGACAAGCGCGAACCCTGGCGGGCAAGGTTGGTGCCCACCAGCAACGATTCAATGCCAAGGTCTGGACGGTCGGCAAAGCTGCCGCGCACGAACGAAACAATCTCGCCACGCCGGCGCAGGTTCAGCAAGGCGTTGCGCTTCTCGATCAATGCCGCGTGCTGGGCCTGCTTGCCCAGTTCATCCGCTGCACGCAACGTGGCTTGTTCCATGCCCAAGGCACCCTCCCTGGCCATCAGTTCCTTGGCGCGCCCCCGCAGCAGCTCAAAGATTTCAGATATTTCCCTGTCTTCAAGGTTGCCAGCGGCAGCCCGTACAGCGTCGATGCAAGGCGTCATTGTCCGTTCCTTATGTCGCATACGGCGGCGGCGCGGTATGCCTTCGAATATTGCTCGGCGCGGTCAGCCTGGGCCTGGGCGGCTTCGGCTTCGTCGCGGCTGGCGGCCAACACATCGGCCCGGTCTTTCTCAGGGAGTTGGTCCAGCATTTCCTTGACCAGGGCGTCGTCCTCGTCGAACTGCCGGCGGGTGGCCTCAAATTCGTCCAGCGGTTGGGACTTGGGCGCGCTGTCCACGCGCAGGCTTTCGGCCTGGCCATCGGGGTCAATGCGGCGCGCAGGCGGACGCTTCACGTACTCCATGGCTCCAGCAGCTTTGCCGGGGGCCTCCAAATCGAACAGCGCCTGCACGTCGATATCCCGGCCGCTGACCGCCTGAGCCACCGCGGTGCGAAACGCACTGTTGCGCACGGTCCAGTCAGCGCCCTCTGCAGTTTCCCGGGCGGTACGGAGCGCGGGCCCCAGTGGACGCTGCTGGTAGCCCTGCATGATTTGCTTGGCGCGGGCCTCGATCTGCGGGCGCAAGCGTTCTGGCACCTCGCCTCGCTCAATAAGGCCAAGGTCGCGCCGGTCAAACTCGCCTGCGCGGTTGCGCTCCAGTGCGGTGTTGATTTCAGATTGGCGTGCGCCGATCTGTTCACGCTGGGCGGCGATGGTGTCGCGGGCTGCGCGCTCGGCCTGCTTGCGGGTCATCCGCTGGCCCTGGAACTCTTTGGCCAGGTCCTTGAATGTCGCGTCCAGACCCATGGCGCGCTGGGTCAGCGCCAGGCGCTCAACATGCAGGTCGGCCACGTTGCCAACACGTTCTCCCGTCAAAGTCGGGCGTATCTCTTCAATGGCCTGGCGCTCTGCATTGCGGTACAGCGTTGCGCCATCGGCCTCCAGATCACGGGCCAGTGCGCCGCGCAGTGCGGTTTCGGGATCCTGGTTAAAGACACGCTCAAAATCGGTCGACCTCAGTGGTTGCGGAATCTGGCGTTCGGTGCTGTTGAGAACGCTTTCAACCTGCGGCGGGGTTTCGGTGGCAATCCGCCGGCGCAGCGCATCAGATACGGCGCCCCCCACGGTATGCAGGCCACCACCGAGCAGGCCACCCATGGCGATGTTTGCCAGGGAGTCGGACAGCCCGTATTCCGTCTGATCCATACCGGCTGCGATCAGCGGCAGCGGCTCAATGATCGCAGCACCCACGGCCCCCTCAACAGCTCCAACACCCGCACGAACACCGGCACGGCCCAGCGGTGATGCAGCGCGCCCTAGCATTGCGACATAGCGTGCCTCGCCCACCACCGGCACAAATGCCGAAGCAATGTTGAGCGGGTCAAGTAGCGAAGCGGCAACACTAGCGCCGAGCTGGGTGCCGAACGATCCACCGTTCGCCCTGATCATTACTTGCTGGCGGGCAGCCTGCTCACGGTGTCGATCAATGAGAATGTCTAGGGCGCCCTCTCGGATTCCCTGTTCGGGAACTTTGATATCCAGCCCCATGCCTGAAACCTTGTCCCGCGCTGCCTGCGCATCCATAAGCGGTGTGTCGGGCTCATTGCGTGGCGGCACCAGAATGGATTCTGTGTCGCCAGTAAGGCGTAGGCCTTCCTGGGCCTGGCCGAGCTGCTCGGTACGAATGATGGCGCTCGACGGGTTGGTCGAGAACGCGCTGCCAAAGGCCGCGTCCCAGACCTCGCCAGAGTCGGCCGGGATGTCGAGCATCGTCCGCCGGTCAAGAACCGGCGCATCACCTGCATAGATAGTCATGGCATGAACCCCATTGGTGCCACGCGGTACTGATCGGGCTCGCGCAGGCCTTTCTGTTGCAGGTCGGCCCAGCTGCGGGTGATGGGATTGCCATCGGCGCCGCGCACGCGGTACCCGTTCAGGGTCAACGACAGCCCGCTTTCATCCTCATTCGGCACCCACTGCCCACTGCTCTGTAGAGCGTCGTGCAGCTGCTTACGGTTCTGTTCCTCGGTGACGCCGGCGAACCCAGGCAGCGGCATCAGTTCATCAGGTTTGATCTGCCGCATTGCTGCAGTTGCGCCACGGCTGACCGCCTCGGTGTCCTGGGTCTTGGGTACCCGATACGTGCCGAAGAAGTCGTATTTGTCGTTCAGCATCCCATTCACGACCTTGGTAGCTGCCTTTTCCGGCTCCATGCCTTGGAGCACATAGGAAGTAGCGGTCCTGGCAGCGGCCTGGTACATGGTGTTGTATGTGTTGATGCCGCCAGACTGGCCTTGCAGGGACTGAGCGAACGGCGCCATAGCAGCGGATACCGACTGATTGATCGTATCTTTCTGCCCCTTTTGAAGGCCTGCATGCAGATCGCTGTCCTTGATGCTGGCTACCGACGCCATGCGCTCGGCCACATCCTTCGGCAGGCCGGTGGCGATTACCTGCGCCTCGGCCGGGAGCTTGTTGCCCACCTGCTGCAACACCGCTGGGAAGTCCTTGCCCCACAACGCTTGCTGCTGCTCAATCATCGTCGCGGCGTTTTCACCTCCATTGAGCTGGTTTGTGAAGTTCGCAACCAATTGGTCGGCGGCGGCATCCGGCAACAGCTTGGGCTGCTTGACACCCAGGCGCTGCTGTTCGGCCAGAGTGGTTCGCGCGTAAGCCTGGTAGGCCTCTGGCGTTCCGTCTTGCTGGGCAACTGCAAACGCCTGCTGCACGGTAGGGCTGTACTTGGCCACGTACGCGGCAGGGTCTTCCTGCTGCTGTTTCATAAGGCGCACACCTACGTTGGTCAAGTGCTGGTAAAGCTCGTTGTCTTCCTTGAATCCCTCGCCGGCGGTTCCGTTCTGAGCTGGCTGGAACTTACCCAAGATGGCTTGGCGCTCCTGAGGATCTGCAGTGGCAAATTCCCGGATGGCTGGGGCCAGAGCCTGCACCTTCGAAAACCTGTCGAACTCCTGAGCGCCCTTCTCGGGCCCGTATGCTGCTGCAAAGTCAACTTTCGATGGCGGGTTTTTGAAGTCCAGGCCCTGAGAGTAGGCGGCGCTGGCATCCTGCACTCGGCTGCTCAGCTCCATGCGGTTTATGGCCTGAATCTGCCGTGCCTCCACCTGGCGTTGGCGCGCCTCGGCCTCAAGGCGTCGAAAGCCCTGGTCGATACCGTTACTGGTGCGGATCTGATCTTCGGCCGTCATCGTCTCCTTATAGGACTCGTAATAGCTCTTGGCCTTTTGCGGGGAGTCGATCAGCATCCGCTGGATAACGGCAGAGGACATGCCGCTGTTGGTTTCCAGGCGTTCTGCCTGCGCAGCCTCAGGCGACAGCCCAAGGCGCTGGGCGCGGCTGGTTAAAACCGCATCAGCCTTCTGGCGGTACTGAGCAACCTTGGTTGGGTCTTGGTATTCCAGGGCCGCACCCTGCATGGATGTTTCAAGTTGGGCCTTTTCAACTTGGCCGTAATAGTTCTGGCGCTCCCCGTACTCGTAGCGATTCAGGTCGCTGGACAGGGAGTTGCGCCGGCTGTTGACGATCTGCGCATACCTGGCCTTCTGCTGATCGTTAGTCAGGGTTTTGGCAATCTCAGCCTGAGCCTTGTCGAACTGATCCAGGGTCTGATTGGTGACATCTAGGGCGTTTTGACCTTTGCGGCTATAGGCGCCGTTCTCGCCGTACATGTTCTGCTGCTGCCACTTGGTGAGCTGGTTGTCGGCATCCATCAGCAGCGCGGTGTCGGCCTTCTCGCGCTCTTTGTCCATGAGCATCTGCGCGCCGCGCCCCAGCGTTTGCAAGCCTTGAGCAATCGAGGTGGTGTCAGGTGCAACACCCTGCAACTGAATAGGGCGCGTGGGCTGCTGCTGAACCAGTGCAGTTTCGTATGTCGGTACCCGTGGCATTATCGAGCCCCCGCGAATGAACCAAATGCACCGCCAATACCACCGAGGATTGAGCCCATGGCGGCGGTGTTACCGTTCTGAACGGTCTGGTTGGCGTTGAGCAGATCCTGCTTGGCCTGCACGCGGTAGCCGTAGGCCTCGCGCGCGGCGTTGTTCTGGATCGTCAAGGCATCCAACTCACCGAGCATGGCGGTGTCATCCTGAATCTGTGCGGCGCTCCCGCTGTTCACGTCGATGCCATTCGCGGCCTGCACGCTCCGCTGGGTGCCTATCGCCTGCCCAGTGCGGACGCGCTGCCAGTCTGCCGTCGTATCGCCGGCGTTCAGCACTTCCTGTGCCGTCTGCTGCTTGAATCCGGCGTTCTGCTGCATCATGTCCGACTGAAACGCGGCGTTCTGTTTCTGCCCTTGGGCCTGCATCATGCTGCCCGCCAGGCCAATGGCGACGGGTATCAATGCCATCCAGCACATGGTTATTCCTCTCGATTCAGCGTGAAGGGGTAGAACGGAAGGCGCTTAGGCCCATACGGGACGGCCTCGCCGAAGTTGAAGCCCAGCCATTTCAGCCAGCGAATGGCCGAGGTGTTTCGGGCGTCGACGTAATTGATGAGGTGGCGGTGCCGGGTAAGCATCCCTTGCACCTCTGGCTTGCAGACCTTGAGGAACGCACGAGCATTGCGCTCGACGTGGGTGGTACTGATCAGCCAAGGCACACCGACAGAGCCCAGAACGCTATGCACCGCATCGCCGAACACTGCGACTATGTGACCGTCGACCACGATCTTGCGGGCGTTCAGGCTGTCGTTGATGCCCTGTAGTAATTCCAGCTCCAGTGAGACGCCTAGCCCCTCGACGATCTCGTCGATATCCGCCTGGCGCACGTCGCGCAGGATTGCCGGGATGTCCTCGGGCTCAATAGGTAAAACCTCAGCGGCCGCCAATGGTCACCTCCGGAATAACCGCCAAAACCGACAGTGGCAGAGGGTCTGCTTGACGAATGAACACCCGCCCCTTGCTCTCCCAGGTGTTGGAGATTGGGACGGTTGCCTGGCCGGTCAGCAGCTCAATCGGAGGCTCATATTCATTACGGTCCGTCTTCGCCTCGTAAAGATTGTTTTTATCCGAGCCGGCAAGAATGCCTCTCGACTCCTCGACCACCACGGTCAACCCAGTGACGGCAATTTTCTTATCAAGAACGGTTTCATTGGCGTTCTTGAGTTCAAGGTCGAGGGTTTCCATGTCGGAGAAGTACTGCAAGCCCACGTGCGCGATGCCGGTGTATTCCTGCAAAACGATGGTGCCGCCCGTAACGACGCGCTGCGGGTGAACACTGCCGTCGGTAAGGATGGAAACGGTCTTGCCTTCAAGATGGCTCAGACCTGAAAGACTCTTCACCTGGCGCGCCCAAGTAGAGATTGGCTTGCCGCGCAGTGTTTCCGGGCAAATAATCAACAGCTTGACAGCGACCACGCTGGTGCTGGTGTAGCCCACCACTTCGACACGGACAATATCGGTAGCCGGATCGCCGTTTTCATCCGTGGTCGCTACCTTCAATGAGTAGTTGAACCCCACGCTACCGGCAAGGAATGGCGCATGACCGACCGCCGTCATGGTCACCACCTCAGGAAAGCCCCATGTGGTGCCGCCCGACAATGTGAAGGTCTTGGCGGTATCGGTATTGCGCCCGTCATAGGTCAGGCCGGAGTCAACGAAGAAGGCATCTTCGATGCTGGTGGTCTGGCGCGTAGCCATGCGCTCAATGTAACGCTTCTGCACACCATTGATGGTTCGGCGCACCACCATGTAGAGCGCGTCCTCCTGGCCTTCCGGGACGCACGCGATGGATTCAACAAACCCGTCAGTATCGTGCCAGTGCCAGCCCACCAGCTGCTGTTCGGGCAAGTAGGTCAGGCCCAGCAAAATACCGTCGTCACGGACATACCAGACGATGGAGTCGGGGATTTTCTGGTACGCAACGCTGGTCAGTTCTTTACCCCGGAACAGGTGGGCACTGAACAGGGTCAGGTCGTCAGACGCGAAGCCGTCGGCATTGATGGAATAACCGAAGGATGACACGCGACTGCCGCGGGCCTGCACGTACACCGCGCTGTTGCCCACCACCACTGGCCGAACGGTTGCAGATCCGTCATAGCCTTCCTGGCTCGCCTGTACTGTCTTTGAGGTCAGCCCCGTGTCAGCGCCGGAGAAAGTCCATTCGCCTCCCGACGTGAGCCCCAGAAGCTTGCGCAGGGCCAACAGGTGACGCATGCGGTTCACCTCGGTGCTGGCAATGGTGAACGTGATTGAGTCGTCATCCTTGCTCGGGATAGAGAACCCAAAGTTCTTGAACAGGCCTGTCTTGGACATCCACACGGTCTGCGGATTGTTATCACTGCCGGCGAACACCAGGCGCTGCTGGTAATAGCCCACGGCGCCGGGGTAATTCCCAGCACCCACAAACGGGTCATTACCATTCGGTGGAGAGTCTGTTTTGACCGCTGTGAAGTTTTGATCCTCAAACGCCAGGGTGGTGGCGCGACCAATGAACCCGTAGATACCTGCGGCGGCGTTGTCCTTGTAAACGATGTAATACGTTGCCCCGGGCACAGCAGACCAGTTGATCGTGGCAACCGCCGTGGAGACCGATATCGTTATGCTGTTCGATGTAGCTGGCAGCGACTCGTCCAGGGTGTTCCCGTCATCAAGGACCGCTGTTACCTGATAGCGCCAGCTCTGCTGTACACCACCACCAGTGCCAGCGGCCGCCGCGACTACCGACGCAGGAGCAGCAATGCGCGGCGCCAGGCTGATTTCAGCCGTGGTCCAATTGTCATGGCCCAGTCGGCTCAATTCGCGCGGCTTGTACCCAGGCTGCACGAGCGTCATCACGTCAGCGGACTGGGTGTAGTTCAGTTGGTTCAGGTCGTTCTGCGTGTACGGAAGCGCCAGTTCGAAGGGCTGGCCGATGTTTGGGCCGGCGCTGTACAGCACCTGGCCACCGTCCTTTATCACGCGCATGTTCAGATCGCCAAATGCCAGGACGTAGGTCTGCACGTCGTTGAACTGGAACGGGATCAACCGGCAGCGCTTGGTTGAATCCTTGATTTCGCACACAAACTTGGTGCCCGGGCGGTTACGCACGCCGCCGTAGGGCATGACCATGAAGTTGCGACATAGCTTGAGCCCGGTGTAGTAGCGGGCGATATCGGTACGGGCACTGGCCGACGGCGACAGCTCACCCGCCGCGAAGGTTGGCTGCAATACGCTGGTCATTGGCGCACCGTGATGAATTCTGATTCAGGCTCCGGGTCGTCCTGAGACTCTTCGAAGGCAGAACCCTCGGCCAGCGTCAGGGCCATTTGGTATTGCTGGGCAGCGAACTGCTGTAAGTCCGGCTTGGAGCTGAGGGGTAACGCCAGCTCCATGGCAAGGCGCCAGGCCAGTGCGTCAGAAAACTGGGCGTCGAAGAAAGTCGAGTCTTCGACCTTGAATGTGAAGCGGCATGCGGCTTCTGGCTGATCGGTATGAATCACCCGGCCGCCGGAGTCGTAGCCGATCTTGAACGGAATTTCTTGGTCAGCGGTCAATGCACGGCGCCAGCCGGGTTGCACAATGCTTCGCACCTGCAAGCAATCTGCGGGATAGCGATACCGATATGCCCACCCAGGCGCAGGGCTACCTAGGTCGGCAAGGGAAACAATCGACTCCGCGAACGGCCAGGGAAACGCCTGCAACACCAGTTCTCGCATCGACCCGTAAAACACACGGCACTGCTCGGCCGGCTTGCTCCGCTCAGTGAACGACGCTATTGGCTGCGTAAGCGCCACCCGCGAAAGCGCGATGTTGCAGATCTCGATATCGCTGGACATTCGGGAACCTCAGAAAAAGAAAAGGGCCCCGAAGGGCCCTGAGGGTTGTTGCAGGTGGTCAGGCGTCTGGCAGTCCGTTGCCGCCGGTGTTGTCGCCGTCAGTGTTGGGGTTGCCGGTGGTTGGCGTAATCTCACCGCCAGCGTTCAGGCGTGCCGCTTCCGCTTCCGCGTCCTCCCGTGCACCAGTGAACTCGCCAACACGCTCACCGGCCTTGTTGACGATGATGAAACGCCCGCCACCGTTGTGCTTGCCGGAGTACTCCGGGCCGTCAGTGTTGGGGTTGCCGGTGGGGGAACCGCCAGCCGACTTATCGCCGCCAACCAGTTTCAGGTTGCCGCCAGGGCTGTCGATTTCCAGCACCAGCGTTTCACCCGGCTCGTAGAGGCGGCCGTTGATAAACGACCGCTCCAGCACTTCATAGCGCTTAGGCATTGGTCTGTACTCCAGCAACGACGCCAGCGGTGATCTTGCCCAGTGTTGGGGCGGTGCCGGTGACGGTGTAATTGAGGCGCAGGAAACGTTCTGTCTTCTGCGGCAGGGTGATAACTGGGGTTTGGTAGCCAAGCTTCAGGTCGGCCAGCGGCACCACGACCGAATACAGTGAGCGCGGGGAGCTGAACGCCGAGTTGTCATCGGTCTGAAGCTCGATGGTGAGGCTAGTCAGGGTGTTGAACGCTTCAACAACCTGAATGAGCAGAGGAATGTCACCGGCGCGACCTACATCTTTGTTGTCGCCACGGTCGATAACGTCGGTCGAAGCGGCCGAGGCAGTGATTGCCTGGGCGTTCGACATGAGCAGCTTTGCGTCGAGAAGCATGATGGTCTCTCCTGAATAGGGTAAAGCCACGTAGTCGTTAGACCACGCGGGCTTCGGTGTTGAGGATTGCGTCGTTGCGCTTGATCGGGATGCCCAGGATTTCCGGGATCTTGCGACCGGCGTATTCGCCCAGGGTGAGGTTGACGTTTTTAGAGTTCATCGCCTGCAAGTGCAGGAACGTCTGGATTTCACGGTTCGCATAGATAACCGTGCGCCCTTCCCCCTGCATCGGATTGTCAACCTTGTAGATCGCGCGCACTAGGAGCTCGATCAGCTTCGGCCCGGACACAGTTGGATCGGTCTGCAGCTGGGTAATGTCGATGTTCGCCACCCGGGCGTTAGCCCGCCAGTCACGAACGGACATGCCGATATCCCACTTAAAGTGGTCGCGGTAAGCCTCGAAGTCACCGCCGTTATCTGCACGTGCGGTCTGCTGGCCGAGGAACTTGTGCTGGAAGCCAGCAACACTGCCCTTCGGATACAGCAAGTGGGTGGTCATTTCTCCCCAGGTCACAACCCAGATGGATGTGTTGGTGGAGCCTGTACCGCCAGCATCAACGATGTTGGCCCCGGACTCGGCCGACTTGTCGTTGTAGCGTGGCGCGAGGCCCAGAAACGCCTGTGGCTCTGCCTGGGTGTTGCCGTAAATCATGTAACGAGCTGCTTTGTTGTTGAAGCCCTGCAACTTGGCCATGTTTTCTGAGGAGCGGAACGCATCAGCGTTACCACTCAAGTCGGCCAGCGCCTTATCCACAAGGCCGTAATCTTCCATCATGCCGGTCGTATCCAACACAGGCACGGTGGTCGACTTGGACGGCTGAATGCCCTGGTTGAACATGCGCCACGTTGGCTCTGGGATACCAGAACGCATGGTGGTTTTGTGCTTGGAGCCGTCATTGCACTCCTGATACTCGGCGTCCATGAGAATGTCGTTCTGCTTAGCCATCTGCTCGACGATCTTCATGATTTTTTTGCTGCCATCTTCCCGACTGAACTTATCGATCAGGGTCGGCATGGTGGAGGTCAAAATGCCCATCTGTGTATCTCCTACGGTTTATGGGTGTTTCAGCGGAACGCGTCGACAAGCGTCATTTCTTTGGGGGCGTCGGTCTGGCTACCAGGCAAGACGAACTTGTCTTCCGAGATAGCCGCGCTGATGCGATGGCAGAACTTGAACAGCGCCGGGTGGTTGCCCAGCCCGGAGTTATTCAGCAACTCGGCCAATGCCGGGTCACCGAAGGACTGAATGACCTTGACCGCGCTGGCTACGCTCTTGTCGTAGTTCTCGCCGCCGACGTCAGGGTCGTTCTTGATTTCTGCGGCCCAGTCCTGGGACTGCTTGGTGACCGCTGCCTGGTACTGCTCGGCCTGCTTGGTCGCCAGCTGGGTCTGGAAGTCGATCAACTGCTGGGCCTTGGCCTGCGGAATGTTCAGTTCCTTGGCCAGTGCCTTGAATTCGCCCAGCACCTCGGCGTCCATGTCCATGCCTTCTGGCAGGGTGAAGTCCTCGTAGGCCTCGGGCGCGCTGGTGTCGGCCTTGAGCTTCGCCGCCGCGTCAGCGTCCTGCTGGATCTGCTCGGGGGTTTTGGTTGGGGCCGCCGCCGGTGCTGCTGCGGGAGCGGGCGGGGTCAAAACTGAGCCCTCGGCCGCTGCGGCCGGGGCTTCTGCTGCGGGAGCGGACGCCGGAGCATCTGCGCCACCGCCACCACCACCGGTTTCCGCCTCGTTCATGTACACGCGGCCAAGCAGCTTCATCATCAAAGGGCTCATTCATCAGTCTCCTGGGGTTGTTCGTCAGCTGGTCGCTCTACGTTCTCGGCGGCCATGACGGCGTAAAGGTCAGGGGTCAGGTCGTTCACCTGGCTCAAAAGAAAAAGGCCAACATTGCGTTGGCCTTCGTTGAAGTTCGTGACTGCGTCCGTGGGACCAATTGAGGACTGGAACAGCCGGCTACGTCCCATGGTTCGCCACATGAAGCGGCGCCCACGGCTGTCGCCCATCAACCATTTGAAGTCGGCGATGTCCTGCAAGTCCTGCTCGGTAGGTTTCTGCTCGGCCATCACATAGCCCCCGCCAGCGCTGTCAGGGCGTTGTCGCCGCTGGTGTCGGTCTGGCTCAGCACCTGGGCGCCCTGGATGGCCGTGCCCAATTCCTGCTGCATCTGCGCGGCTTGCTGCTGCTGTGCGCGCTGCTGGCGGATCTGCACGACCATATCGTCAGCACGCACCATGGTTGGCGGCACACCGATCAGTTCGAAGTACTGGCGCATGGCTTCGTCGCCATCGAGCAGATCCAGAGGTTCCAAGCTTTGCGTAGTGGTGGCCACGGTGCCGGCGAAACCGATAGCACGCTCGATACTGGATACACCGATAGCCTTCTGCGCCTGAGCCAGGATGCTGGTGAACTCAATGCGCAAGTCCATGTCGGCCAGTTCTTTGGGTGGCGGCGGCAACAGCGGCGCACCAGGCAACATACCGGTCCAGCGGGGAATGGATTGCTCGAGCATCTGGTTGAAGTACATATCGACCAGCGGGTCGAGCAGGTCATCGGTCTGGCGCTCCAGCACCGGGCCGAGCATCAGCAGCTTCTCTTCCTTGCGCGTGGCGATCTCATACGCGGTACGCACGCTGTCCATCTGGCTGATCATCAGGAACAGATCGACGAAGAACGCGGTGTCAACGATAGAGCTGTCGGCGGCAATCTCGCCGCGCAATGCGCTCAACCATGCAGGCTGTACCTCATACAGCGGTGCGAACTTGGCACCAACCTGCATATCGTTCAGGTAAGTGATGCTTCCCGGCAGGATCGACGCTCGTTGATTCTTGAGGCTGACCGGTGCGCCCATCGGCGGACGCACGCCCTTCTCCAGCAACTCGGCCTTGCGGCGCTCCATCAGCTGGATGGCCTTGGTGGTGCCGATGCACATCGATCCTGGGCCAGTGCCGTACACGTCTTCGCCCAGCACATCCCAGCGCGGAGCCATGACCGGGAACACCTTGAACCCGGATTCGCGCAGCATCGAATCCTTATCGCCACCCTTCTCCCAGTACACGGACCGGAAAGGCATGTTGGTGTTGTCCTTTCGCCCCTTCTCGCGGGTGTCGTTGGGCTCGATGCCGTGGCAGATATCGATCCACGCGTCGGGCTTGCTGCTGAGCAGATTCTTGGACGCGGTGTCCATCTTGTCCTTGCCGAACTGCTGCTCCATCTGGCGCGCGGTCATGCGGAAGTCGCGGTACAGCGTGTCCACCTGGTTGCGGCTGTTGTTGGCAAGCATGTAGCTGCCAACAGCCAGCGGGTACGAGCGCAGCAGGTCGCTGTCGTCCGGCATAACCACCATTGGCGCGGTGCCAAAAATCCCCTCTTCGCTGTAGCGGTTGGGCAGCACGCTGTACAAGTTGCCCCTGGCCATGACTTCGCGCATGGCCTTTTCTGCCGCAAACAACCAGGCTTTGACCGGTGCGTAATCCATCAGGCCAGGGTCTGGTGTGCCGAACTTCACCCAGGGCGATGCGGGGTTGGTCATGCCGGTGTGCATGCCTGCGCCAAGCGTGCGGGCCGCGAAGGTGGCCTGCGGGTTAATGATCTTCTGGTCGCGGCGCTTGCCGTCGTTGGTGTCGGTGTTGTACCAGCGGCCAGAGCGCGGGCTGATGAAGTCGCCCAGCTCTTTCCACTCAGGCAGCCAGTTGCTGTCGCGCTCGCTCTTGAGAGCGGTGTAGCGCTTCTCGCAGCGTTCGCGCAGAGAGTCGGCCAAATTACACCCCCAACAGCGTTTTCTGGCTGGTGTTGGCATTGCCAAGCACGCCAGATGTGCCGGTCAAGATGGTGCCGTTTTGGCCGGACTGAGCCAGACGGCGCTTGCGCTCAGCCTCCACAGCAGCCTGCACTGAGTCGCTGGACGTAGTTGGCGTAGCCGACGTGGTGGCAACGGTCGAGCCGGACGCGGCCTCTGCTGCGGCCTTCTCGCGCTCGGCCTTGTTGAACATGCCGGTGTTCTCGCCAAACATGTTCGGCAGGCCCATCCCCTCAAGCAGAACGTCGCCGCCGCGCAATGGGTCAAGGTCTACCACCTTGTTGACCAATTTCTTGATGCTCTTTCCGCACATGTCAGTTACTCGCGTAAGGGTCGTATTCGGATTCAAGGCCGTTGCTGCTGGCCCCAGAACCGCCGTAGTCGTTGTATTGGCTCTTCATCACCGGCATGGCGTAGGTAAGTGCCAGCGCGTCGGCGTCATCGGGTGAGATGCCAAGGCGCTTCTTGATGTCGTCCTTCTTTTCCAGGGCGATCTGGTCACTGGCGTTATGCGTGTACATAGGCGAGGTCAGCTCGGCTTCAAGTTCCTCGCTGCTGTCGATGGCCAGGCCCGCCCGCAATGCTTCGCGCATCTGCCACCACATGTAGGTGCGCATGTTCGCGTAGTGCCGATCGGGCGCCATGCTGGCGAAGTTGATGTCGATGATCACGATGCCAGGCATCAGGCGGCGCAGTTGGTCGGCAACCGGACCACCAACGCCAGTGGCGTCGACAAACACCGCGTCGGGTCGGTGTTCCTGCACCACGGTGCACACCTTGGCGATGAACAAAGCGGTGTTGCGGGTCTCGCTGCCTGGGATCTTGATCGCCGGGATAGATCGGGTGTCGAGGCCGCGACGGAACCGAATTACGTTGCTGTCGGCGCCGCCCCGTGCGATGTCGATACCGCACACCAGGGCGTCATCCAAGCCAAAGACCGGTTCGCGCTTCATCGCGTCGGCGACCCAGTCAGTAGGGATCAGTTGCAATTCGGAAGCCCTCGGGAACATGCCGCGCACACGGATGCGGAAGAAGTCACTGTCTTCCCCGTAGTCCTGTTGCCATTTGGCGATTTGCGTCTTGTTGGTGCCTTCAACCGTGCGGCTGTCGACCTGCCGGTGTGACCACCGATGCTTGTACCGGGTGAAGCACGACCGGAAACGGCCGGTGGTCTTGGTTGGGTTGCCGAAGGCAGCCCAGATGATTTCGGTGTTCTCGTCAGTGAGCGCACCTTCAGCTACCTCCCACACCAGATCGGCGATGGCCGAGGCCTCGTCGAACACCAGCAGCAGGCGCTTGCCCTCGTTGTGCAGGCCGGCGAATGCCTCGGTATTGCTCTCCGACCATGGCACCGCATCCACGCGCCAGTTCTTTTCGTGTTCCGGGTCTGTGCTGATCAGCGCCGTGGCCGTGATTCGGAACCAATGGGACGTGATGGAAAGCCGATTCCACTTGGCCACCTCGGGCCAGGTCTTTGTCCTGAGCTGGGTTTCAGTGTTGGCCGTGACGACGCCGCGAGCATCAACGCAGGTATCGACGGCCCACTTGATCAGCCAGGACACCAGCGCTGACTTGCCGATACCGTGGCCGCTGGCCGTGGCTTCGTGGATTACCTCGCCCAGGTCCTTGGCGCCGGCGCGCAGCTTTTTGCCAATTGAGTCGAGGACTTCAATCTGCCAAGGCCTGGGCCCTGACTTGTTGGCAAGCTCTGTCCCCGGCTCGCCCCATGGGAAGGCGTACCAAACGTATCCAAGCGGATCTTGCGCAAACGAGAGGATGTCCTCGACCAGCTGTTGTTCCTGGTCAACCTCTGCTGGCGCGTTCACGGGCTTTGGCCATCCGTTCGGAAAGGGTGTGGGTGACGTCTACCGCCACCTGGTCCCGGAAGGCATTGACGTTGACGTGCTTGCCGATCAACTCAAGCGCGCGCAGCTTGTCGTGGAACTTGACCTTGCCCGTCTTCATGTCCACTTCTTTGACCATCTGGCGCCAGATCAGCGGCCATTGCTTGATGGGCAACAGCTTGCCGTCATCGCCGTGGATCTCGGCAAGGTCCATTTGGTCAATGGAAGTAAGGCGCTTCAGCACGTAGTCAGCATCAACCTGTAGGCGCTTGTTGCGAGCCTCCATGCCGGCCGCGATGGCTGCTGCCACCTCAGGGTTCTGCATCAGGTTGTAGGCCTGGTCCTTGGCCCCTTTCACTGCGTACCCGGCGCGGATGGCTGCCTGTGTTTGATTCAGGTCCTTGTCTGCCAGGTACTCGAAAACAAATGCCTGTCGCTTTGCTGTCAGGGCCATAGGTCACTGCCCCTTTTGATTGGTACCGCCCAGGCAGACGGTGTTGATGTAGTCCTGTGCCGCGCGCAGGGCTATCAGTCCTTCGTCACCGTCGTTGGCGATGGCGACAATTCGTTGACCAGCCGCTGGGTCAAGTTCGGCTCTCGCTTCTGCATCACCCAGGCCGGCGGTAGCGGCGGTGTTTCGCACAGCGGGACAGGTGGCCTTGACGGACAGCCGGCGAGCGCCAGTAGCGACAGCAGCAAGAAGCTGATTGTTAGTGGTCTGCGCATCGGTCAGGGCCTTTGTATGTTCGGTGTCAAGCTGGGCCAGCAGGCGCTGGGTGTTGCGCCGTGACTCGGCCGCGCGCTCAAGGGTGTCAATGCGATCCTTCGCAACGGCCATGTCCTTGGCCTGTCCCTGGATGTGGCTCCATCCGCCGTAGATCAGCACCAGGCATGCAGCGAGTGCGGCAATGAGGTAGCGGATCATGGCGGGATTCCTCAGGCGAACTTAGAGGTTCGGGTGTTGATGATGCCGAGGTACAGCACCATTGCATCGGCCTGCATCTTGAGCAGCTGTTGTTCGTCGTCGGGCAGGCTGGCGTACAGGTCGGTGTGCAGGAACGCTTCCAGCTTCTGGATGCGGTCGGCTAGTTGCTCACGCTCGGCGATCACTCGTTGCTGGTGAGGCGGCAGGTGACCCACTTCGCCAACTGACACATAACCCGCGTCGAACTGCGCCTTGGGCGACCAGCTGATGTACCCAGCGTGGTTTGGATGGTTGGGCGCGCCACCGTCGGTGTACTCGACCAGGTAGCCGTCATCGGCGCCGTTCTCGTCGGCGGGCAGTGCCCAGCCTCGATAGTCGTTGTAGGCGAGACGGGTCATTGCCAGCGCCAAGACGATCTTGGTACCGATGAAGTGCTTGGTCATTGGTGTTGCCTCTCGGGTTGGGTGATTCATTCGGCCAGCACCTTCAGCGCCACTTGGTACAACGCCTGGCGCTCAGCGGCACCATTGGGTGTACGGCCACGGCGACCGGTGTTGATGATGCTGCCGATGCTCTGGATGTCCCCGAGGTCGGCCAGGGCATTCAGCCCGTTCGTGTGCCAAAAGCACGCGGCAGAGATAGCCGCGTTCTTCGGGGATTCAAGCAGCGACGGGGTGTTGACCAGATCAAGGCCCATTAACCCGCCGTACAAGGTGTAGTTCGTCTTGCCGGTGATCTGGATCAGTCCACGGCCCCGGTACTTCCAACCATCGCCAGGCGCGGTATTGCCCAGGCGCCCGTTGTAAGCAACGTTGGCAATGCGCTCTGGCTGGTGGGCGTATTCGGCGGCTGTCTTGGCATCGAACAGGCTGGACCAGGTGCGCTGCAACGCGGTGGCGCTGTAGCTCAGGTTCTCGACTACCCGCGACAGCCTGGCGCTCTCGTGCCCGACTTGGGCCAGGAACGCAGCGAGGCGCAACGGCGTGTCGATCTGGTACAGGGCGCAGGCATTGTTCAGCGGGTCAGCCCACAGGCGCGCGGTTGCGTCCTGGCAGCGGAGGATTGCCACCAGGTGGGAAGGTGTGATTTTCATCAGTCCATTCTCAGAATGCGTGCGACGTTGCCGCCAGCGCGGTAGACAAGCACTGCCAGCACCAGCAGCACGATCAGGATGAACGGGGAAACGGCGGTGACTGGCTTGGCAAGCAGGATTGCCAGCATCACCGACAGCCATTCGCAGCCAGTTGCAGCGGCCAAGGCGTACGCACACCACGACACGCCGGCGCGATACCGGGCGCCGTGGCGCCGGTAGAACGTGATGCGAAAGCAGATCGCGCCACAAATCGCCGCGGCTGCCAAAGTCCATGGATCAACCATTGCGGCTACCTCCGAATCTCTCGGCGACCCATTGCAGCCATCCGGGCATTTTGCCGCCCTCGATCCACTCCAGAAGACTGATGCACACGACAACGCAGAACAGCGCGCCGAAGAAGGCGACAAGGCCGGAAGTTCTGGCCCATTCGCGCCCAATGACCTCGCTGGCCACGTAGTAACCCAGCACCCACGACGCGATGAAGTAGCCGAAGCGGGCCAAAGGCTTGAGATCCTTGGCGAACACCACGAAGAACATGGCGCCGGCGAAGGCCCCAACCACGGCGTTCACATCGACGCCGGGCATCATGCTCGCAGCCGTCACGCCAGTTACACCTGCCACGCCTGCAGCCGCCTGAGCGGCCAACACTGCACCGCTGCTTGGCTCTGCCATTTGCGACCCCAGAAACGAAAAAGCCCCGCACGGCGGCGGGGCTCAAGATTGAAATTCAGGCAACAAAAAACCCGCACTTGGCGGGTTTCTGGGAGCTGGACGTAACTTTGCAACGTGGTGAAAAGGTACCGGAACACTCGCCATTTGGTCAAGCGACCCGTTTTGTCACGTCTCCCACGCGCTGGCGTTGGCTCCAGTACTCGCTGATCCTGTCGTTGTACACCAGGTGGCGGCCTGGGTTCTCCTGCGTGTCGATGCCCCACTCACGGCGGTACGCGGCACCGTAGGCGTTCATGCGGCGGAACCACCGGCGCAGCTGCTCGGTGCCCATGGCGTTCAGGCGTGCGTGCAAGGCTTCGCGGGCAGAACCCCGGCGAGCGGCGTATGCCTCGGCCCGAAGGTCGGCGACGTGTTCACGGTCGTACAGATCCCACCTGCTGGTGCCGAACACGCGGCGCTCCGCCATTTTCACGATGACCGCCGCCACGGGCTTCAACGCCTTCGCGTCCAGATGGTCCACGGTGCTGGCGATGGTGGACCAGATCGTAGACCAGTCGCGTGCCCAGTGGCTGACGCTCACCTTCGTCCCATACCAGTCGTGCACGAACTCCACCACACGGCCGGGGCCCCAGGCTTCACGCCCGTTGACGGCTGCCTGGTGGCTCTTGATCGCGGCCAGGGCCATCCAGTACGCAACTTCCTTGCGCTTGGCGGTGCACTCGCCCAGGTCCACGGTCAACCAGACCAGGGCGTGCGCCACGTTGATGTCCTGGCCATTGGCGACAGGCGAGTACAGCGCGTGCCCGAAGTGCTGCAGCGGCTTTGGCAGCGTCCCAATGGCAGATTGCACAAGGCCGGCAGCGAGCATGTGCGCGCACCGGCCGTTGCTGTCACGCATCGAGGGCATGGTTTCACCGATCACCCTGCCCCGCTTGCCCAGCTTGATACGCTCTTGGGCTGCTGCAAGCACCGAGTCGCGGCTCTCGTGAAGCGCCTCCCGCCATGCTTGCCGTGCGCTGATCAGTCTCATAAATCCCCCTCATTGCGTATTTTCGCGTATTGCTGATCTTTCACAGGCACAGCGGTGGCTCATTTGGCGAAGCGAACTCCCCGTGGTGAATCAGTGCTGCTGCGTCGTATGCCGCTGCGGCCTGCTCGCGGGTGTCGAAGTTGCCCAGGCGAATCTCCGCACGATCCACTGTGATACGAGCACGCCACCGGCCTTCCGCCGTTTGCGAGACGCCTTTGAACCCGCTGGTGTTGTTCGTGGCAATGCGGGTGTTCCTAGCGTTCTGGGTCTGGGTGGCAATGCGCAGATTTGCGCGGCGATTATTGGTTTTATCGCCGCTGATATGGTCAACACCGCCGCCCTTTGCTTCCCCGTAGATGATCCAGCGATGCATGGTGGTGGATGTTTTGAACCCCGGCGGTCTACCAGCAACGTACCCACGTGGGTCAAGCGTCCAGGCGATATCGCGAACTTCGTCCAGGTCCTGCAGGTCGATCTGGGCATATCCGTAGAACACGCCTTTGCGGCCATGCAGCGGGATCAACGCATGATCTGGGTGCAGCTCAATCTCGCGCCGGTCGAAGACTGCGCCGAACAGTTCTACCTCGGCGGCGAGCCTGGCCTGCTTGGCAGAGTCGAATTCCCGGTACCAGCCCAGATATTTGTTCTTGCCTTCGTAGCCGATGGCGGCAGTCCAGCCACCGGTTTTGTGTGGAAAAACACCCCTAAATTTCTGGTCCATGATCAGCACCTACGCCGGAAGCATTGTGAGTGGAACGATTCGAACCCGAACGCCTGGCGTTGCAGCAAAGCGCTTGCTCAACGACACGTTCACGACCTGAACGTCGTCTTTCCAGACGATGTTGTTGAGCGCATCGCAGACCGCTTTCAGGCAGTTGTCCGCGTCACACTTGATGGTAGGAGCGATTTCACCTGCTAAGGCGCCGGCCTTTTTCTTCTTCGACCAAGAGTCTCGTATGGGGTGGAGCATGTTCATTTCGAGCAACACCGGGCCGGTGATGAGCGCCCTGCCGTCCATTGCCTGCTGTGCAGCGAAGGCAATAACGCCCTCGTAGGCCAGGGTCTTGGCTGGGGTGAACATCCGCGCTTGCCCCGCGACAGAGCCAACGCGGGGCCGTCCCTTGCCTTGCGGCTCACCTGGCACGAAGAACGACACGGGGTTTAGGTCGGTCACGACTGCTCTCCCTTGCTCATTGCGTCGATAGCCTTGTCCACATCCTGAGCGCGAAAGCGCACTCCCTTGAACCACAGCGGCACGCTCAGGTAGAACTGATGCACGGCTTCGCTTTTATCCCTGAGCCATTGGTAGCGGTCAGCATCCTTTCGGAGCCCGTCAGCCTCTTGCGTCCAGTCGAGCCAAGCGTCGAGGTCGTAGTCGCCCTTCATGCCGGCGCGCAGTCGCTTGTTCTCGGCGATCAGGGCCAGGACTGCGGCAGGGTTGGCGGCGGCAATGAACTTGGTGTTTTCTGGCTGGGCGCAATCGGCGACTGAGCGCCACGATTCAACGTAGGTCGTCCCATCCTCAACGCGGGCTGGGCAAACGTAAGACCCGTCATAGCTCCAAGGGCCTTGTGTTGCAGCTTCTGCCAGCCGTTCCAGTTCGCTGTAATCACGCATGTTCGTCTCTCCGAATGCCGAGTTTTGCCAGCAGCAGTGCGCGGCACGATTTGGGGTCTGTTGGGATTTCGAGGGTGGCGACCAGCTCGTCGGCGACCTTGCGGGAGTGTTCCAACTGAATCTGTTCCCGCGGCCGCATGCTTTCGTGGCTCAGGCCTTTGGAAATTCGCCCTTCCAGCGGCTGGCCGGTCTGTGCCCGGCGCATGACGATGGCGTAGTTGCGTTCGAAGCGTTGCTTGAGGGCCTTGTCGTCTGTCCTGGCTGAACGCAAGTCGAACGTGCTGGTGGCCTCTGCTGCGATTCGTACCGCTGGATGGCTGTACTTCCCCTGCAGGGCTTGAATCCATGCATCGGCCTCATGCGGAAGGCCCATGTCTTCGGCGGTTGGCTTGCACCAGGCAACGAACTGGCCGACGTTGGGCAAAAACGGGCTGGACGACTTACGGGCCTGCTGGAAACCGAAAGCCAATTGCGCGTCGGAGTTGATACCGCCCTGGATGAAACCTGCGATCCACTCGCGCTTGGCGTTGTACAGCGCTTTGTCGTCGGTCCAAGCCTGGCGCCATGCCGGGAAAATGCCCTGCAGCTTGTCGAACACGGTGTTCACGATGTCGGCGGTTTGCTGATCGACCTTGATCGGCTGTGCGAGCGGGATCTGCGCCAGCGCCTGTTGTGGGTCGAGGCCCTTGGTGATATCGGAAACGCGTTTCATAGAATCGGCTCCAGTGCCCAGTCAGTGCTGGCCATGTCCAGGGGTGGGTTGCCGGTGCGCTGCGGTCCGCTCATGCGGCGGTTGGCGTCGTCCTGGGCCTTGAGAAACCAGGTGCGCCAAGTGGCTGGCCAATCGGCCTTGGTCCCGCCGCTACCGCGCCAGTAGTTCACGAACTTCTCGGTTTCATTGACCAGGTTCACGGCCGGGGTGCGTTCGGCTGCCCACTTGCGCATGTCGCCGGTGAGGTTGAACGGTTCGGGCAAACGGGATTTGCGCTTGGGTTTCGGGTCAGTCGGCGGCTTCGGATCAGCGTCAGGCTTTTCGTTTTCAGCAGCAGGGGGATTAAGGGGGTTCTTATTCTGTTCTGTATCTGTTCTGTTCTGTTCTGGGGCGTTACTGGAACGTTTCTGTAACGTTTCACCTTGTTGCGCTTGCTGTTTCTTCTTGTCTCGCCAGGCCTTAACCCTTGCTGTGCTTGAGTCTGACTCGTATTGGCGGGTGCTCCAGTTACGCAAGGTCCAGTCGTCATTGATGAAACCTTTGGCCAAAAACACGACTTTTGTCTCGGCCAAAACTTCATCTGAAACACGCAAAGCGAACGCGATTGATGTTGCACGTTCCGTTACATGAAACGTTTCAATACCGTTACTGCATTCAAGGCAAAAGAGCATGACCAGGCGGCGCTGCATGGCCTCGCTCATCATCTGTACTTTCGGGTCAGTGGCGAACTCGCCATACATCCGGAACCAATCCATCACTCACGCTCCAGCTGGTCAGTGTCCTGAATCAGCTCCATGTAGCGCTTGGCCTGGTGTAGCAGGGTCGCAATGTCCCGCTTGTCGAAGCACTGCATGGCCTTCGGCACCACTTTCAGATCGAGCACCGCCAGGATTTGGCAGAACTGCTCGAACTTCTCCGGTTTCATGCGGCTGATGGTTGCTTCATCGACGCCGACTGCAAGCGCCACGGGCGCATTGCCGACAGATGCAAGCGCCTGCATGAGAACCACATAGTTCCTGCGGGCCCTTGCAGTCTGCTCGGGGCTTAATGGGCTCGTTGGCATGGCTATGCCACCGACTGAGACCGGCTTTCTTGGCCGGCCTTCAGTGCACCATCTGTGAGCTTTTCCAGTTGGTACTGGCGCAACTCGGGGACTTCATCCCCCCACTGCCGCACGGCCTCGTAGGTGATCTTGAGGGCCTGCGCAAGCTTGGGGATGGAGCCGTAATAATCAATCGCTGTCTGGCGTTTCATAGGCACCTCCAATGCTGTTACGCCAAATTCAAGCATGCTTGTATTTAATAAGCAAGCATGCTTGACAAGCCAACTTGTAGATTGGGCAGATGAACATCACTGATCGAATGACGAAACTTGTATTGGCACGGAAGCCTGAAACCGGCGTACGTGGCGTAAAACGGCTCATCGCAACCACGTGCGATGTCAGTTACGAAGCCGTGCGCCAATGGTTCGCTGGGGATACCGGGAACATAAAGAACCACAACCTGCTGGCGCTGGCCCGTGGACTGGATACGACAGTCGACTGGCTACTGGATGGCGTCGGCGATCCACCGAGGCGGCGTGCCATGGACAACGTAGTGATAGGTGACTTCTCCCGACAGCAGCGGGACGACGAAATTGATATTCCTCAGTACGATGTTGTCGCCTCCATGGGGCCTGGCCAGGTCCTGCCAAAGGAATACATCGAGACGGTCCGGAACATCACCGTTCGAACCGAATACCTTCGTGAACAGGGCATTACCTATACCCACGGCGACAACCTGTCAGTGATTACGGGATTCGGCGAAAGCATGGGCGCCACCTTTTCCAGTGGCGATCCGCTGATCGTTGACCAGGGCGTCAATGAGGTGGTGGTTGACGGTGTTTACGTCTTTACACTTGATGGCATGCTGTACATCAAGCGCCTGCAGCGCCTACCCAAGATGTTGCGCATGATCTCGGATAACGAGACCTTCCCGCCCTACGACATCAAGGGTGCCGAACTGGAAGGCATGATCATTCACGCCCGAGTGTTGCTGGCCTGGAACGCAAGGAAGCTTTGAAATGGGTGTTCAAGACGAAAGCCCTGAGGATTACGCTGCGCGGGCCAGAGATGCAGATGAAATTACGGTGGCCAGGAAAGGCAGAAAGCCGGACTACAACGACGGCAATCAGGCCGTATTTGTCGGGTTTATCGCCGGGACATCCTCACTGATCGCCCTCGCAATTGCCGGCGATATCGGCGAGCGCGCTGACTGGGCCGTAGTCATAGTTTCGCTTGGCGCCGCAGCAGTGAACTACGTCTACCGTCAGTGGTACGCGAAAAAATGGCATGAGGCCTGGCGCAAGCGAATGCAGGAAACGCAGCCAAAAGGCTGAAACGAACAGAAAACCCGAGCCCGCCACTGAGCGGGCTTTTTTTCGTCACGAGGAAAATACACAAGTGAACTTGCATATCGGATACAAGCATGCTTTTATAAGTGCAAGTCCGCTTGCATATGCAGCGAGACGGCGAAAGCCAACGCTCTTTAGTTCCACCGCAAAACCAAAGGCAGCAATGGTCCGGCCTGAACAGACCAGATGGGGGGCCTCCACCCAAGGCGCGAAGCGTAAAGCGCCAAGAATGGAGAGGTTGCAGTCCTGCATGGGCGTGGCGACCTGTTGAGCTCTCAGAGCTCCCGAACAAGTAATCGCCCAGTCCGCAGGTGGCGTGTAACAGCGGCCAGCAGCACCGGATACCAAACAGAAACACCGAGCGCCTGGTAAACCAGGCTGCATCGGTCTGCGTCTTGAGTCCGGGTAGGGCTTGCCTCCGGCGCCACCAGATGGTGAAGACGCAGAACCAATGCAGGAAAACAACCGGAGCAAGACCAATGCAAATCATGATCAAGAGCAAGTTCGCAGGCACCGTTTACGTTCAGTGCTGGACCGTCGCAACCGGGCAGGCGCAGGCATTTGTCTGCGAGGACGGTTATGACGGCCCTTGCTGCCTCGTTTCCTTTTGACCGCATCACCTCTGCCCATTCCACCGAGTGGGCAGACGGATGTAATCACCGCCCTGGAGGCGACCATGGAACACGAAATAGTTGTTGAGGGGTTTGTCCTCCAGGTGGAGGTGACCCATTGCTTGAATGCTCCGCCCTGCCCTGGCAGCTGGAACAGCGACTGGGACGCCCAGGGCGAACGGGAGCTGGAATTCAGCCTGGTGTCGGGCATCTGCTACGACGAAGACGGCGTGCGGATGGATGTTCCGGACTACCAACTGCCGGTGCTGGCTCACCAGTACGGGCCGCAGATCACGCTGGCGCTGTGGGTCGAGATTGACGCCCGCAATCGCCGGCAACGGTGGGCAGCATGAGCCGCGCCTCCTACCTGTCCGCTCGGGCACGCAACGTTGCCCTGGACATGATCGATTCTCGGTTTGTCCTGTTGAACGCCGGCGACTCGTCGGCCACGTTGCACGCAGAAACGAGCATGGCCATTGAAATGGCCCACTCGCTGGGTGCGATCGATATGGATGAACACACCCACTACGTTGGCCGGCTGCACCGGATCTACACAATCCAGTCTGAGGCCTTTCTCGCCGATATTCGGAGGTCAGCACCGTGACCATCATCTGCCGAACAGTGAAAGAACTCAGAGACGCCCTGCAATCGCAGGGCTTTTTTCTGGTCGCCGATCTACCCCGACCGCTGCGCATCGAGATTCGCCGCGGCATGTTGATTGCGAGGTTTTCATGATCAGCGTATTCCTCTGCTCCCCCACCAACAGCACGATGTTCACGCGCTGCTGCCAGGTGGCGATTTGTGACGATCAGGCCAACTGCCCCCGCTGCGGAAAAGAGGTCTACCCCGGCGCCGATGCCACTCAGCACCAGCGCCACGTTTCGCGCTGGAACATGGCTTTCGGTCCTACGCGCCGCGCCCAGTCGCAACGGTCGCCATGACCGCCCGCCAGCGTGACCGGCGGCGCGCCATCCGCTGGACCTCGGCCATCGTTGGCCTGACCTTCCTCACCATCGTTCTCTTGGGCCCTGCCATCGGCGGCCTGATCACTCAATAGGTAAACCCCATGTCCACCAAAGAAGCCGGCGGCCCGGCGTTTCCTCTGCCTGCCGAACAGTGCATTCACACTGAAAGCCAAGGAATTATCGGAACAGAAGGTTATGGCCGTCATGCCGAATATGGCATGACCCTGCGCGATTACTTTGCGGCCAAGGCAATGGCAGCGCTCATCGCCAACTATCCGTCGCACAGCATGAAAATCCGCTCGCACGGAAAAGAGGCGTTTGTATCGGGCCAAGTGATCGACGCCTACATGATCGCCGACGCAATGTTGGCTGCTCGCTCCGCCTAAACCCTTCCCCCTTCACCCCCTCAATGCTGCGCACGTCGCGGCAAGGAAACTCTTGTGTCCGAATTAACCATCAAGCCCACGTTCAGCCTGGCGCCGCAAAACCTCGATGATGCGTTGAGGTTCGCCGACTTCCTCGCGGCATCCGACATTGTCCCGAAGGACTTTCAGAAAAAGCCCGCCAACATCCTGGTGGCCGTGCAGTGGGGCATGGAGCTGGGCCTGCAGCCCATGCAAGCCATGCAAAGCATCGCGGTCATCAACGGGCGCCCGTCGCTCTGGGGTGACGCGGTCATCGCCCTGGTCCGCAGCTCGCCGCTGTGTGAGTACGTGTACGAGACCGACGACGGCGAGACGGCTTCCTGCCGGGTGAAGCGTGTCGGCGAAGACGAACAGACCCGCACGTTCAGCATGACCGACGCCCAGCAGGCCGGCCTCAAGGGCAAGCAAGGCCCATGGGCGCAGTACCCGAAGCGTATGCGCCAGATGCGCGCCCGCTCTTTCGCCCTTCGAGACGTGTTCCCCGACGTGCTGCGCGGCATGCCGATGGCCGAGGAAGTCCAGGACATCCCAACCGAGCGCGAGCTCAACCAGTCACTGCCCCGCAAGGCCGAAGAGCCGAAGGTGCTGCCGGCTTACCCCGACAGCAAGCTCGACGAGAACGCGGAGAAGTGGCGCGGGATGATCGCTGCCGGCCGCACCAGCCCAGAGCACCTGCTAACCAACCTGGTCAGCAAGTACACCGTCACCCCTGAGCAGATCGAGCGCATCAACGCTCTGACGCCAATCGAAGGAGAAGTCACCAATGAAAGTGCATAACGTCCAGCAGGGCACGCCGGAATGGCTGGCCCTTCGCGCAAGTCACTTCACCGCTTCGGAGGCGCCCGCGATGATGGGCGCTTCGAAGTTCCAGACCCGCAACGATCTGCTGGCAATGAAAAAGACCGGCATTGTTCCGGACGTTACCCCGCAACAACAGGCCGCGTTCGACCGTGGCCATGCTACCGAGGAAATGGCGCGCCCCCTGGCCGAGGAAGACATCGGCGAAGAGCTGTACCCAATCGTCGGCACCAGCGGCAACCTGCTGGCCTCGATGGATGGCGCCACGATGCTGGGTGACGTCCTGTTCGAACACAAACTGTGGAACGAGAAGGTCGCCACGCAGATCCGCGCCGGCGAGCTGGACCCGCACTATTACTGGCAGCTTGAGCAGCAGCTGCTGGTCAGCGGTGCTGAACGCGTGCTGTTCGTCTGTTCAGATGGCACCCGCGACAAGTACGTGAGCATGGAATACAGCCCGGTACCGGGGCGCCGTGAAGAACTGATCGCCGGTTGGGCCCAGTTCGAACAGGACCTGGGCGAATTCGTCCCGCAGGAAACCAAGGTCGAAGCAATCGGCGCCGCCCCTGATCAGCTGCCCGCGCTGCGCATCGATGTTACGGGCATGGTCACTGCCAGCAACCTGGACGCCTTCAAGTCGCATGCCCTGACCGTTATCAGCAACATCAGCACCGAGCTGAAAACCGACCAGGACTTCGCCGACGCTGACGCCACGGTCAAGTGGTGTAGCGAGGTCGAGGACAAGCTCAAGGCCGCGAAAGAACACGCCCTGAGCCAAACCGAGAGCATCGACGTGCTGTTCAAGGCAATTGATGACATCACGGCCGAGACCCGGCGCAAGCGCCTGGAACTGGAAAAGCTGGTCAAGGCACGCAAGGAAATGATCCGCAGCGACATCGTCATGGATGCGGCCAAGGCTTTGCAGGACCACATCGACCAGATCAACGGAACGCTGGGTGGCCGCATTCGCATGCCGCGTGTGGCTTCCGACTTTGCAGGCGCCATCAAGGGCAAGAAGTCGGTATCCAGCCTCCAGGAAGCCGCCGACAGCGAACTGGCACGGGCGAAGATCGAAGCCAGCCGGATCGCCGACGGAATCCGAGTCAACCAAGCCACCCTCAACGAACTGGCAGCTGACTACAAGTTCCTGTTCCACGACTTCCAGGAACTGGCGCTCAAGGCCAATGATGACCTGGTGGCGCTGATAAAGGTCCGGATCAACGAGCACGAAGAGCAACAGGCCCAGATCAAGCGCCAGGAAGAGGAAAAGGCGCAGCAGCTCGCAGCCCAACAGCTACAGCGGGTCGTTGAGCCGGTTGTTGATCCCGTGATTGAGCAGCCCGCGAAAGCCACAGAACAGCCAGCGCAGGTTGCTGCCACGCCGATCAAGACGGCTGTAGCAGTTCAACAGCCCGTTGACGATGGCCGGCACTTCAAGCTGGGCGACCTTAGCGACCGCCTCGGCTTCGTCGTGTCGGCCAGCTTCATGAGTTCGCTGGGCTTCGAAGCTGCGGCCCGTGAGCGTGGTGCCACGCTGTACCGCGAATGCGACTTCCCGCGTATCTGTACCGCCCTGGTCAACCACATCCAGGCAGTACAGGCCCAACTGGCTGCAGCCTGATCATGGCGGCTCAATCCATCCTCGACATCTACGACAGTGTCGAGGAGTTCGCCGGAATCCTGGCCTCCGCTGAGCTGCACGCCAGCGGGGAATGGGAACTGGAATTCGTCGAGAACATCCGCGCCAGCTTCAAGCGTTACGGCGCCCATACCAATCTGAGCCCCGCTCAACAATCGAAGCTTGAGCGGATCGCCAAGCACTGAGGAATGCCCATGAAGACTGAACACCGCGACATCATCGAGCGCGCCAAGTTGGCGGGCGTTGAGCCGTCCTACCTGGCCCACGAACTGCTTGTGCATGACCTGGTCAACGCTGGGCTCTTCGAGCTGAAGAACCTGCACTCGCCCTACGGCAAGCTGAATGAAGGTCAGCAGCAGGAAGTCATTGACCGCATGACGAAGGCCGCAACCGAGGCCGCGTTCAACGCAATCGCCATCATCAGCTCGCGCAATGTCGAAACCATCGAAGTCGAAGTGGTAGACGCCAAGTTCAAGAAAAAGGCAATCACCATCACCGCCAGCATTGACGTCAACGCGCCGGATGCTACGGCCCTGGCCAAGGTTCCCGGGAAGATGTGCCTACTTGTGCTGGCGCCTACCGACTATGAAGAAGGCCTCGACTTCATTCAGCCGGACCGTGACCAAAAGGATTTGGCGCTGCACGTCAGTGATCTGACTGGCAACCTGTTCCCCGCTGGCGGTACCGGCGCCGATGAACTCGCGAGCTATGACGACACCGTTCCAGATGGTCAGGATCCGCTGTACAGCGATGCTGTGGTGTTCGTCATCGAGTCCCGCCGCCCGAGCATTTCGGCGATTCAGCGCAAATTGAAGATCGGATACAACCGTGCAGCGCGGATGCTTGAAGGCATGGAACAGACCGGCATTGTCTCTGCGATGAACTCCAACGGCGCACGCGAGGTGCTGCGCCCGGTCCTGACAACTCCAACCGGCGCTGACGAACCGGATGGCGAACACCCGCTGGGCACCGCCGAAGATCTGGCCGAGCGCACCGGCGGCGCTGGCGATACCGGCGCCGACCTGGGCAAAGAGTTCGGCGAATTCACCTACGACGATGCGGCCCAGCTGATCGTGCTCAAGTCCAACAACAAGGCGTTTAAGGCCCACTGGATCCAGAGCCGCCTGGCCATCGACAGCGACAAGGCCGCATCCCTACTGATTCGCTTGCTCGACAACGGCGTGATCGAGCTGGAAGGCGAAGGCGAAACCGCCATGGACCACAGCTACAAGGTAATCGCCACCCTGGCCGACGTGACCTAAACCCATTCCCGCAACACCACCAGGCGCCTACAGGCGCCTTTCTTGTGCCTGGAGAAAACCTATGTCCGAGTTGATTTGCTTCTTCGATACCGAAACCACTGGCCTGCCGCTGTTCAAATCGCCCAGCGATCACCCTGATCAGCCGCATATCGTCGACATCTGCGCGCTGCTGTACACCCCTGACGGTGTGCTGGTGGACTCGTTCGAAGCGATGGTGAAGCCCGATGGCTGGGTAATCCCGAACGAGGTGGCGGTGATACATGGCATCACCACCGAAATGGCCCTGGAACACGGCATTCCAGAGCGTGAAGCGGTTGCCGGCTTCATGAGCATCATGGCCCAAGCCGGTCTACGGGTTGCGCACAACGTCTCGTTCGATGACCGCATCTTGCGCATCGGCTTGAAGCGTTTCATGGACGAAGCCACCGCCGACGAATTCAAGGCCGGGGCGAAGTACTGCACCTGCCAGTCCTCGACCAATATCGTCAAATGCCCGCCGACTGAACGCATGATCGCCGCCGGCCGTGGGCGTCAGTTCAAACAGCCTTCGGTGGCCGAGGCCCTGTTGCACTTCACCGGTGAAGAACTGGTCGGTGGCCACCGCGCGCGGCCCGATACCGAAGCCTGCGCCCGCATCTACTTCGCCATGAACCCGCCTGCTCAGGTGGCGTAAAGGAAAGCGCCCCGGAAGGGGCGCTAGCTCAACGCTTAAAACCGTCCATCAGCTTGGACCTGGCGTATGCAGTCGCGCCCTGCTTCTGCATGTCCTCCCAGCTTTCAAACTCAGTGTTTGCGGCGAGGAACGCGTCGAACTTGTCGTCGGGCAAAGCAATGAACTCTTCTTTTGTAGTGACGCCAATGTCAGCGAGCAGCTCGTCAAAGCCCGCGTATTTGCTGTGACTCGACACAAAATCATCAGTGAGGATTTCTGCCAGAGAAACCTCGTGAGAGCCTTGAAGCTTTTCCATATTTTCTTGCAGACGTTTCAGGCCTGACAGGTCAGACGTTACTTTCATTTTCACTTCCTTCTGATGGTAGGCGAGGCGCCCAAGCCTCAACCCTAGCACCTAATTTCAATTCCACACCCACTCAAATCCAGGCGCCTTCGGGCGCCTTTCTCTTGCCCAAAGGAAACCGCCGCATGATGCTCAAGCGAATTTTCAAGCACTTCCATTTTTGCTGCGGCCTCGGCGGCGGCGCCAAAGGGTTCAACAAAGCCAAGCCCGTGGTGGGCAACATGCAGGCCGAGTGGCAGTGCATTGGCGGAATTGACGTTGACCCGGCCGGGTTGCGCGACTTCCAGCGCCTGTCGGGTGTGCCCGGTACCCTGATGGATCTGTTCACCCTACCGATGTACACCGCCTTCCACGGCAAGCCGCCACCACCTGGTTGGGTTGAGGCTGGCCCTGACGATGTACGCCGCGCCGCTGGCTACGAACGCCCCGACGCAGTCTTCATCAGCAGCCCATGCAAAGGCGCCTCTGGCCTGCTGTCCGAGACAATGAGCCTGACCCCGAAGTACCAGGCCCTCAACGAACTGACGCTGCGCTGCGTGTGGCTGATGTGCGAAGCCTGGAAGGATGACCCCGTATCGTTGATCGTTTTCGAGAACGTGCCGCGCCTGGCCACCCGTGGTCGGCACCTGCTGGACCAGATCAACAAGCTGCTGAACCACTACGGTTATGCAGTTGCAGAAACCACCCACGACTGTGGCGTCATCGGCGGTCTGGCCCAGAGCCGCAAGCGCTTCTTGCTGGTGGCCAGGCACATCGAGAAGGTACCGCCCTTCCTGTACGAGCCGGAAAAGAAAACCCTCAAGTCGGTCGGTTCGATCCTGGGCCGCATGCCCATGGCCGGCGACGTGGAAGCCGCGGGCCCTATGCACAGGGTACCGGCGCTGCAATGGAAAACATGGGTGCGGCTCGCCCTGGTCGAAGCCGGCAAGGACTGGCGCTGCCTGAATGACCTGGTGATCGAGGACGGCTACCTGCGCGACCTGGTCATTGTTCCGCAATTCCGGGACGGTTTCCTGGGCGTGCACGACTGGAACGAAACCGCCGGTACCGTCGCTGCGCGCAGCGGGCCAACCAACGGCAAGTTCTCGGTAGCTGACCCACGGGCCAGAACTGGCGCCTTGCAATACCAGCAGTACGGCGTCCGCCGCTGGGACGAAACCAGCGGCGCGGTGATCGGCGTCAAGTCGCCCGGACAAGGGACGTTCAGCGTTGCTGACCCTCGACCAGCGGGTGTTCGCCACAACAACGTGTACCGGGTGTGCAAGATGGATGGCCCGGCCGGGACGGTAACCGGTGGCCAGTCGCCAAGCGCCGGTGGCCAATGCATCGCTGATCCCCGCGACCCAGGTATTGGGCATGCCAAGTACAACGTGGCCCAATGGGATGGTGTATCACGCACGGTTATCTCAGGCAGCACCACGGGCCAGGGTGCTTTCGCTGTTCAGGATCCACGTCCAGGCATGAAGCGCGGCAAGGGCGATGCCTGGTTGACCGGTGGCCACTACGGCGTCACCAGCTGGAACGACCAGTGCGGTGCCGTTTCCGCCAGTGCTCGCCAGGACAACGGCCGGTGGTCTGTTGCAGATCCCCGCATGCCGGAAGCCAGCGAGCGCTTGACCTGCGTAATCGAAAGCCTCGACGGCACTTGGCACCGGCCATTCACCACCCTTGAGCTGGCCGCGCTGCAGAGCCTGGTTGAGCCAGAGGAATGGTTTGAGTTGGATGGCCTGAGCGACCAGGCCTGGCGCGAGCGAATCGGGAACGCTGTTCCACCGGCAGCCGCCGAAGCAATCGCCCACGTGATGGGCACCACCCTGTTGCTGGCAGAGGCCGGCGAAACCTTCATGCTCAACAGCATGCCGATCTGGGTTCAGCCCGTAGCGGTGGCGTTGAGCGTATCCCAGCAGGTAACGCCATGATCCATTACCACGGCACACCGATTGGCGGGAGCCGGCAGGATGCTGCTCGTTTTCTTGCCGGCCGGCATGCCCTGGTGCCATTTCCGCGACAGGACGACATGGGCATCGTTGCCGATGTCTGCCAGTCGTTCGTCTTCGACAACGGTGCATTTTCGGTCTGGAAGAAAGGCGGCAAGCTGGATGTTGATGGCTATACCGCCTGGGTCGAGCAATGGCACCGGCACCCGGGCTTCGACTGGGCCTTGATACCTGATGTCATTGATGGGGACGAAGCGGCAAACGATGCGCTGCTTTCGGCTTGGCCCAGGGAGTTGCGCGGCGTACCGGTCTGGCACCTGCATGAATCCATTGAGCGACTGGAGCGTCTCGCCAATGAATGGCCGACGGTTGCCTTTGGCAGTTCCGGCCAATGGGCAAGCCCCGGCACAGATGCCTGGTGGAAACGAATGGGCACCGCCATGGCCGCTGTATGCGATGACCGGGGCCGGCCGGTGTGCCGCCTGCACGGCCTGCGCATGCTCGACCCCTCGATATTCCAGCACCTGCCCTTCGCCTCTGCCGACTCCACGAATGCGGCAGTCAACGGCGGAAGCATCAGCCGCTTTGGAATGTACGCCCCGCCAACCGCCGGCCAGCGCGCCAACGTGATCGCCGACCGGATTGAAGCCAACAACAGCAGCGCCGTGTGGCTGCCACCTCAACTTGAACTGATCGTCTGAGGCATCCCCCATGAACTCACTTGCACAGCAGGCGCTTGACCGCGCCCGCCAGGCGCCCGCGCGCGCCTCCAAACTTCTCGCGCCAGTCCTAGCCAACGAGCCACTGCCCGAACTGGTCATCACCGGCCCCATCAACCGCGTCATGGAACTGGAGGGCAAGCAGTTCGCAGTTGGCTTCGTCCAGGCGCTGGGGCCATCCATCCGGCGCGAGCCCGTGCGGACCAAGGCCATTGCCGACCTGACCCGGTACGCCGCGCAGCAACCCGCCAGCGTGGCCAGCGGCGTAAAGATCGTTATCGACTTGTTGAAGGGGGCGTCATGAAAGAGCGTCCGATTCTATTCAAAGGCCCACTGGTGCGGGCGATCCTGGCCGGGCAGAAGACAGTCACGCGGCGGGTAGTAAAACCGCAGTTCCAGACGGCCCCGGTTGATGTAGTTGATGGCGTGCCAAGCTGGGACTCTCCGACCAACTACGCTGGCGAAGTCCAGATGAACACGCAGCACGGGGAACCGTGCCCCTACGGCAAGCCTGGCGACCGGCTTTGGGTGCGCGAGACCTGGGCCCGTGTCGGAAATTGCGATCCCGGCTATCTGACGTTCGCCGCAACCTATCCCGGATGCCTGACGCCGGAACTGGAAAACATCCCGGCCGCCAACGAAATCCGCTGGAAACCCAGCATCCATATGTTCCGCCGTGACAGCCGCATCCTGCTGGAGATCACCGACGTGCGCGTTGAGCGATTGCAGGACATCAGCCGCGCCGGTATCCGGGCAGAAGGCCTGCAATGTCCGCCAGAGCTGGCAAGCGATGACGTTTCACCGAATTACCGAGACTGGTACCCGGCGGCCTGGCGGGAGTTGTGGGAGTCCACTGGCGGCGACTGGGAAGCCAACCCGTGGGTCTGGGTGGTCGAGTTCAAGCGGGTTACGCCGCCATGATCCTTGACCCCTGCTGCGGCTCCCGGATGTTCTGGTTTGACAAGGACAGCCAGCACGCGCTGTTCGGAGACATCCGCGATGAGCAACACGTCCTCTGTGATGGTCGGGTTCTGAATGTTGAACCCAACGTAATCATGGACTTTCGGCAACTGCCCTTCCCCGACAACACGTTCAACATGGTGGTGTTTGATCCGCCACATCTTACCCGCGCCGGCCGTGACAGCTGGATGCGCCTGAAATACGGAATGCTCACCGCCGACTGGCAAGAAGATATTCGCCAGGGCTTCGCCGAGTGCTTCCGGGTTTTGAAGCCCGGCCAGTTCCTGGTGTTCAAGTGGAACGAAACCCAGGTGCGCGTCAGCCAAATACTGGCCCTCACCAATGAAATCCCGCTGTTCGGGCACAAGTCCGGCAAGCGGGAGAAAACCCACTGGATCATGTTCATGAAGCGGGGTGCGCCATGACCAGCACCGGCAAGCTGTCCTCCGGGGTGCATGAGTTCCTGGCCAAGTGCGACAAGTGCAACAGGCCCCGCAACAGCGGGAACCACGACAAATGCAGCAAGGCCCGGCAAGCGGAAAAGATGAGAGTTAAATGGGAGGATCCGTAACATATTCAGAACCAACCCGCCACTCAATCAAGTCGTATAACTGATTGAAACGCTTCTGCGACGAGTCCGCATGGATCGCGTGACAACAAATATAGGCAAGAACATCTGCAACATCCAGAAGTTGCGGATAATCCCCACCACCAATTATAGGCTCAACACTATTAAAAACGTCAGAACCACCAAAATCCCTTATGAACCCTGATGCTAAAAAATGTGCCTGACTACGAGTTTCCCCTATAAACTTTATGACTGTCGGATCGGGCGAGATAAAGATTTGGCAATCTGCTGGCGAAGGACCGTGACGAGGATCATTTCCGTTCATGAAACACCCAAGAGCCAGATGGCCGAGGATCCCCTTCGGATCAAGCCTTGCGGGCATGGCTATATCCGGCTCTCCTTTGATAGATTGGAAGACAATCTTATCTTCCGGAAACATGCCGTCTAATTTACTCATAAACGCATACGTGAAACGTACAAGTCCTTGATAGCGATTTATAACCGTTATGACATTAACAAGAATCGAGTTGATATCAGTTTCAGTCAAATGACTGAGGCCCTTCTTTTCTCGGAGTTGCCCACTCATGAGCTCCCTACAGTGTATTCCCACACCGACAGGAAACTTAAATCTCCTTTTAATATCCTCAACTTCACGAACAATCGACTTAAGCTTTGTGCGCTTAAAGATTAAAAAGGCATAGACCAGTGCACCGTTGAATTGGCTGTCATCGCCATAAGCGATGTACTTAGAGTCGTCGTTTGAACCAACCACCGCCACGTCGCTCACCATCGCAATATCCCTTCGAAATAGAACCTCACTCTAATCCCTTCCAGACTGATCAACCACCCGGCAACGGCGTGGCGAGGCATTCCCATGTCCAGAACAAACGCGGCACAGGCCGCAGCACCAGCGCCGCGCTTCATCCGGGCGTCGGCTGCACCCGCCTACCTCGGCATGTGCCGGGAAGAATTCAAGAACACCGTCCGCCCCCACGTCCGCGAATTCCCCATTGGAAAACAGGGCGTTGCCTTCGACCGTCTTGAGCTCGACCAGTGGGCAGACGCCTACATCGAGCGCATGGCAATTGAAAAGCAGACCGATCAGGACAACAATCCGCCCCGCAGTGGGCGCCAAGGAGCAAAACAATGGCGCGAAAAACAATGTCGGGCCTCTACCAGAGGAACGGGATTTGGCACATCGACAAAGTCGTCAGAGGTAGCCGACTTCAAGAAAGCACTGGAGCAAGCGAGAGGGAAGAAGCCGAGCAGTACTTGATTCATCGGCTGGAAAAGCTGCGGCAGGAAAAGATTTACGGCGTGCGCCAGGTGCGAACCTGGCGCGAGGCTGCCACCCGGTTCCTGGTCGAGTTCAAAGACCAGGCATCAATCGGCCTTTCCGCTTCCCACATCGAACAACTCGACCCATACATCGGCGATCTGCCGATAACGCACATCGATGATGGGAGCCTGGCTACGTTCATTCGTGACCGGCAGCGGCCGAGCAAGACCGACAAAGGAAAGGTCAAGCCAGGCGTATCGAACAGGACGGTCAATATCGCCCTACAGCGAGTGGTCAGGATCTTGAACCTGTGTCACCGCAAGTGGCGAGATGCTGAAAAGCGGCCGTGGCTGGAGAGCGTGCCGATGATATCGATGCTTGAGGAAAAGAAGTCGAGCCGCAAACCCTACCCGATGTCCTGGGAAGAGCAGGCCCTGTTATTCCCTGAGCTGCCCGACCACCTGTTGAGGATGGCCCTCTATAAGGTGAACACGGGTTGCCGGGAGCAGGAAGTGTGCAAGTTGCGGTGGGATTGGGAAATACGGGTGCCGGACCTGAACACCAGCGTGTTTCTGATACCTGCCGGATTCGGCGGGCGGAGTGAAAAAGCAGGGGTGAAGAACGGCGATGAACGCCTGGTGATCTTGAACAACGTGGCGATGTCCATCATCGATGGCCAGCGCGGTCTACACCAAGGCCTGGTGTTCCCGTATGGGCAACCAGATCAGTTCGGGCCAACGGCGATGCATCGAATGAACGACTCGGCCTGGAAGAAAGCCAGGGTGCGCGCAGCGGACAAATGGGAGAAGGCCCACCAATCGCCGGCACACCCCGGATTCAGGTCGATCAGGATTCACGACTTGAAGCACACCTTTGGCAGAAGGCTACGTGCGGCGAGCGTGACAGAGGAAGATCGGAAAGCGTTGTTGGGGCATAAGAACGGCAGCATTACGAGCCACTATTCTACCCCGGAGTTGCAGCACTTGATTGAGGCTGCGAACAAAGTGTCGGCTACTGACTCTCGCGGGCCAGCGCTGACCATCTTGAGGAGGAAATTGGGATGA